CTCAGCGGCACTTTGCGCCTTAGCGTGACTTGCTTTACCTTTACCTGACTTGGCAATTGAATCAAGTTCGTCGCCGTCGTCTTTGTAGCTGGTATTTTTATGCTTGACACCAGTATCAGTTTTAGTTAACTCGCCAGTGCGTGTTTTCTTAGTGTCACCAACTTTTGATTTTTCATCAAAACCTTCTTTAGTAGATCCTATCTTATAAGCTAGATTAGGCTCTTTTCCATTTTGTTGCGGAAACTGAGCGCCAAGTTCTTTAGCTTTTTCTACACTGCCTGCACCTGCTGGATTTACACGAACTTCTAGATTTTCCTCCATTTCTTCGTCGTCTGGAATACCGTTTTTGTTTCTATCAATACGCTTGCTGGCCGCATGGAATGCTTTGGCTTGACGATTGTACTTTTCAACTTTGCCCTTAACGTGATCTGGAATTGCTTTTGGCTCTTCGTACACCATGCCACTACCACCACATTCTGTGCAAGCCTTGTGTCCACCACTTAACACGCCTTCGGAAACTTTGTCGGCAGCATCGTCTTTGGCTTTTTTAGCTTGTTTTACTTTAAGTTCTTTAACTTTTTCTTTAGCTTCCATTAAACGATTTTTAATAGCCTGCTTTTGGCTTTCACTATAAACTTCGCTATCTTCAAGAGCTTGGCCATACTGGCTAAACTTCATTTCGTATTCTAAGTAGTGATAAACGGATGCGATGTAGTCAGCGGCTTTGGTAATCTTAGCTTGTACCCAGGCTTCCATCTGATCTTGATCTTCAATCTGTTTAAACAGCTTGTGTGAATAGTTTGCAATTTTGTATAAATCAGCTTTGGCCATTGCACCTTCGCGATCGGACTGTCCGGGTTGTAATCCAATTACATCTTCCGCGTCTTGCGACATGATTTCTGGCTCTGCTGGTCCCATTGGGTTCATTTGATCTGACATGTTTGTAACTCCGTTAACTTGTAATATTTATCTTTTGATGCTGCCGCCGCCCAATAGGTTGGCACCCTTCATATCAAGGGCATTCTTAGCAGTACCGTCTTTGTTTTTAGGCTGTTTTACTGGTTTATTCTTGTACACAGCGCCTACGCCCACGTTAGCCGCAGTAGTCATACTTCCTGGTGCGCTGGCAAATTCTTGTAATTCGTCAGGCTTACCAAATGGATATACTGTAACCCAACTATCGCCTTGTTTTTGAACCCACTTGCCTGGTTTAAATTTGCTCTTAACAATACCATGCATTTTCAATGCTTGTTCAGCTGTATCTCTGTATCCTTGATCACGAGCTTCGCGTTCATTACGATTTGAAATCATAGCTTGATGAACTCTATCATTTTTGTAAATGTACAAAAGATTAGATTCGTCGTCCATGTCTCTTTCAGGACGACCAAACCCTGTACGGTTGTCGTCATAGTTCCTACGCCCACGAAAGTTTTCGTCTAGTTCGTACATTTTCATAATTTTTTCTCCCCAGTCATGTATGGTAAACTAAACCATAGTTTGAACCATTCTGGACTTCCTGGTTTAATATTTTGTTCACGTTGTATACGACCGTTTTCATTGCCAGTAACACTAACATTGCTTCCTTGACTAACACGATATTCGTGCAATCTTGCTTCACCGCCTAGCCCACCAAGTCCAGCCAGTGCTTTTAATTCATGTATGGGATCATTAGGATCAAGATAACAATCGTCATCTGCACTTTGATTTAAATCCTGTGTTGTGATCCTATATTGTTTCATTTTAAACTTGCCCTTAACATCCAGCTGTGCTTCTTGTGTGCATCTTGTCGGCCTGCTAAGAAGTCGCTCAGTCCATGATCGCCAGCTTCTTCAGACATGGCAAACACTATCTTAAACATATTGGCCATTTTATCACTATCAGCCAACAGTTCACGTAACATGTCTTGAAATTCAGGAACTGAATTTTCATCTTCAACCTTAGTCAGCATACTGAACTTGGATAAACTAGCAGGAGTGTATATTTGTAAAGCACGTAGTTCTTCTGCAAACGTGTCAATGCTTCCGTATACTTCTGCGTAAATGCGTCCAAACAAATCGTGTAGTTGCACAAATAACGGACCTTCTACATTCCAGTGAAAGTTTTGCGCTTTGATAGCAAATGCATATTCGCTGGCAAATGTTGTTTTTAATGCTAAGTGATATTTTTCGTCCACGTTATACTCCGTATTGATTTCGTTTAGGTGTTGCTACTGGGCTGGCTGTATTGATTGATTTTATTTCTTCGCTGTTACCTGATGGAATCAGTCTAGTAGGCTTGACCCCCATCTCTTTTTCAGCTTTATTAAGAATATCAGCTTCTACTGAATTTCTTACCCACACTGTAGGGTTATCACGAGTAACGCCTAGCCCATCCGACTTGCCTTGTGCTGCCATGGCTAGTCCTAATCGATACATACCATAGTACTGATCCAGCTGATCATAGCGTCTAGCCTCTATCCCTGCATGGTTCATGATGTTTTTGAATTTGTTTGCTTTGCCTTCCTGCAATTCTTTTTCCATTTCTTTGATCTGTTCAGCTAGACGAAATGCACGAAGATTTTTCTTAGGAGTATTCTTGTTCACATCAACTGTGGTGTTTTGTTTAGTAATAATACCAACACCTGCGGCATCTTCTTTTGCTTTAACTGCTTTCTTAACTTTTTCTGGATACTGATTTAAATAATAAGCAACCACATCAAATATAGGCTTATCTTCTCCATCAACTTCAACAGTTACACTAGGATTAACTCCCATGTCTTTATAAAATTCTTTGCGGTTGCCCGATCTAACAGCCGCACGTAAATTAGTTGCACTTGCTAATCTCTCTGTTGTAACATGTTCGATATGCTTAAATTTGTACATACCGTGTTCACTTTCAGCACCGTTATATTTGACCAATACATCAGCTAACCAAGTTTCGTCAGTGTACACTTTTAAATGTACATTTTCACCATACTTGTCGTAAACACTGGTTGCCAATGTTAATAAACTTTGTTCAGGAACCACATGACCTGCAACTGCTGGAAATACTGCGGCCATACATTGTAATTTAACATCGTATGGTAGTGGATCTTTAGGTCCGGATGTACTATCATTAGTGCCTACATACCAAATGGGATTTTTACTAGCGGCTTTCCATACACCTGCGTGACCTTTGTGCGGCGGGTTAAATCGCCCAAAAGAAATCCCAATAGTTTTTACACTGTTAGCTGGCAATTCGCCTTCAAACATTTCTCTTAACTTCATGGTACCCACCTTGATAATGTTTCCCCGCTACCGTGCTGAACGTTATCTCGTGGAACAAATTTAGTATGCATATCACCTGCGCTGTCGTACTGTACCCAACCTTCTGAATTAATAACTTTAATTTCTGGAGGACTCATTTCTAACTGCGATAACACTTGATTTTTTAAATTCATAATTTTCTTAACATAGTTAAACACAGTGGTTACACCTGCTGGTACAGCATCAACACGCGATCTAATATTTAATTTCATACTATCTGATTTAACCATGCCACTTGCACCTAAATCAACCCAAGTCATAAAATCATCACCAACATTGGCCAATTGACCTGATTTGGATTTCTCATTCATGTAACGATATATAATTCCTTTAAAGTTTGACACTTTGGGAATAGGTGATAAGAACGCATCAATGGCCGCTTTATCTTGTTGAAGATCAGATTCAATCTTGTCAATGGCTTTAGTATCAATCTTTGGCTGTACTTTGGCATAATACGGACTTAGCACAATTAGTTCTGTTGTAGGCATCATGTAAGTTGTAAAGTCTTTGACTGGCTTTTGCGAACTATCGTCAGCTCCAAAACTGTCAAAACTGCCATGTGCCGCAACCATTGCTTGAGCGCCTTCTGCAATACGTTGCCCTAATGTTGAATCGACAGCAATGTGATATTGTGTTTGACTTTTTAAGTTAGGATTTAATTCGTAAATACCATTTACTTCTTCAGGCGGCGTAGTAAACAATCCATCCGCATAGAAATAAATTTCTTTACCTTTTTTTGGAACTATTGTAGCGGCTTTAAAAATTTCGTATAAGTGGCTAAACTCTGTGGCAAACTGTTGACGCTCTGCTTGTTTGGCAGGATCATTACCTGCATCGCCACTTTTATTTAAAATAAAATTATAAATGCCACGTACACTGGTAAAATCACTCACATCGCTGGTACCTGTTCCGCCACGACTCCATCCATTATGTCCGCATAGGATAAACTGGCCGTCTTTAGTATAGCCCCAATAAATTTGTGGAGCACCGTCCCATTTAAATCTAGTATTTTCTGAACTGGCAGTTCCGGCCTTGCGTATATGGTCAAGGGCTTTGATTACACCAGCAGTGCCATGTAAAAAAGTTAAATCTTCCACGTGGTTAAATGCTCTGCCAACTTTTGCTTTGACAGGTTCAACAGCTTCACGTATAAACAATTCTCTTAATAACACAATTAGTCCTTATACTTGCCATCAGCTAGATGTTGTTTAAAGTCTTCCTGCATCTTTTTGCAAATACTGGTGACAGTTTTTTCGTCTAACGACTCTGGCAGTTCACGTATAGGGAATTTTTTAACGTATAGTTTATAGCTACTCTCAACTGCTGGTTTAAAAATTTCAGGATTTATTGAACGTTTGCTGTTGGAGCGGTCAATACATCTGGCAATGCTAGGATAAACATGGCGACGATATACATCATCATCATAGTTCATGAAGTGAGTTAAGTCTTCTATTAAATCGAAGTCGAGTTCTCTACCCTTTTCAGTCGATTTAACAAAATCTAAATCTTTGAAGAATTTATTTTCTAAAAGTTCACGTATACGCATTATAAAGCCCGGTTTTAATAAAAATTGCATGTATAGCGATAGATGCTCGCCTTTAGAGTATTTATCGTAAAACGCAATTACTGTTTAGGCTTTTTCGTTTACAACTTTCTCAACTTTAGAAATTACACCGCTAAGATGCATCTTTGCCATAAGCAGATTATTATCGCCTGTTATATAAAAGTAGCTTCCGCCCCAACTATTGTTTCTTAATAGTTGAATTTTACAGGATTTAGTCAGTTTTATCTTGGAATTAGTACTAGCCCACATGATAAAAGTGCTATATTCTTGCAAAGTTCGACCCAGTGTTACCCTGTAATCGTACTTTATCTTAGGTAAAATAACTGTGTTTTCTTCTAAAACTGTACCTGTTGCTGGTTGGCAAACATACTTTACTCGAGATTTATCCAAATTGGTTAACTTATCAACATCTCGTTTGTTGTTAGTATATACAGTGACCCACGGAGTTTCTACACGTATTTCTATGTTGTCTAACGCAGAAAGAACATGCTCTAACTTGATAGCATATTGTAATTCATCTTCGGTTTTAATAGTCCAACGTTTCCTAGCATACACATCAGTTTCTAATTTTACATTCTTTATACGGTCAGCAATGACATCTCCTGGTGCGCTTCTAAACAAGTGGGCACCAGAGAATACCAGTACAATTTTATACTGGTATTTTCCGTAGAATAGTTTTTTAGTCTGCTTGAACTGCATGGTCAGTAGTTTCAATAGCTAACATTGGCACCTTAGATGCTTTACCTTTTGCTACTAATGCTATTTTATCTTCACTAATAGAGATGGTTAACCACCCGCCATTCTTTAAATCGCCAAACAACATCATACGAGCAAGGTCACGTTTAATTTCTTTGTCAATAACACGTTGTAACGGACGAGCACCCATTTTACTATCAAATCCTTTGGTAATAAGCCAGTTAGTAGCTTCGTTATTAATTTTGATACGGATGCCTTTTTCTTTAACTTGCTCGCGTAATTCGTCAATAAACTTAGTAACAACTTTAACCATTGTTTCTTTACCAAGTTTATTAAATGTAATAACTGCATCAAGCCGATTGCGGAACTCTGGAGTAAAGAACTTCTTCAAATCTTTATCACTGTAGTCTTTGCTTTGTGCGCCAAATCCAATTGTATTCTTTTCAGCATCCTGTGCCCCTGCATTAGTAGTGAGAATCAACACAATATTACGGCAGTCAGCTTTCTTACCGTTCGACCCAGTGATAAATCCGTTGTCCATAATTTGTAACAATACTGTGCTGACATCCGGATGTGATTTTTCAACTTCGTCAAACAACAGAACAGCATTTGGGTTTTCTTGAATCTGTGTAATCAACAAGCCGGCATTTTCTTCAAAGCCAACATAACCTGGAGGGCTACCAATCAATTTAGAAATACTATGCTTCTCTTGGTACTCTGACATGTCGAAACGTAGTAACTTGACACCTAGGTGTTTGGCCAGCGACTTGGCAGTTTCTGTCTTACCGCAACCTGTTGGCCCCATGAATACAAATGATCCAACTGGTTTGTTCTCACTTTTAAGTCCTGCCTGTGCAACAATAATCTTGTCTACAATTTCTTCCACAGCAGTTTCTTGTCCAAATACATCTGCACTAACATTATCCTGCAATTTAGAAATGCTTGCACTTTCAGTTTCTGAAACTTGTTCTTCTGGAATTTGAACCATCTTGGCAAGTTCGTATTGAATTTCACGTTCAGTAATAACTCTGTCATCCGCAAGTTTAAGATTAAAGCGACTGCAAGCTAGATCGATCAAGTCAATTGCCTTATCTGGAAGTTTTTTATCTGTTTGATATTTTACACTTAGTTTGATTGCTGAGTGCAATGCATCGTCTTTAATTTTAACATTATGAAATCCTTCGTAATATTTCTTAATGCCTTTAAGAATTTGCATAGTAACTTCGATAGTTGGTTCGTCAACAGTAATGCGTTGGAAACGGCGCATTAACGCACGATCCTTTTCAAAGTGCTTACGATACTCTTCCCAGGTAGTACTGGCCACAACTTTAATGTTGCCTTTGCTTAGAGCTGGTTTCATCATATTAGCGAGATCGTTAGCCGAGTTACCAGCAGACCCTGCGCCAGAGATCATATGTGCCTCATCGATGAACAAGACAGTCTTACCTTTCTTTTGTAATGCTTTAATGACTGCTTTGAAACGTTCTTCAAAGTCGCCGCGGTATTTACTACCTGCTAACATAGCACTAATGTCCAAGTTATAAACAGTATAGTCTTTTAAGAAATCCGGGACAGCACCCTTAACAATATTGTAGGCTAGTCCTTCTGCTATGGCAGTCTTACCTACACCCGGATCACCAACTAGGATGACATTGTTCTTATTACGACGACCCATTGCAAGAGCAATATTTTCTAATTCGTCAATACGACCAATAACTGGATCAATTTTATTTTTTTCTACTTGAGCATTTAAGTTTGTAGTAAATGCTTGCAGAGCTTTACTCGGCTGACCGCCTTCTGATGTAACTTCTTCTTCTGGATCTTCTGCACTATTATTCAAGAAGTCCGCAAATTTATCTCTATCAATACCAGCTTTTGCAATATAAAAATATGCCCATGAACGTTTTTCGCCCATCATAGCAACAAACACGTCAGTAGGCTCAATACGCTGCCGGCCGTTGAACAACACTTGTGTGAACGCACGATTAAGAACACGTTCAACGCTTTGTGTTTTCTTAGGTTTAACCACAACATCTTGCACAGTAATTTCACCGCATTTGTTTTTCAAATAATCGGTTAACTCTGATTTCATTGTGTCGGGCTTGGAACCAAAACTTTGTAAACAGCTAACAAACGACTCTTCAGTTAGCATGGCTAGGAAGATGTGTTCAATTGTTAAATATTCATGATG